AGACTGCGGCCAGCCAGCATCTCCAGGACATTGAGGCCGGCACCGTTCGCGGCGATCTCGGTTTGGTCGCCAGTGGCGCGGCAGGCTTGACCGATGCCCGACTGAAGCAAGCGCAACTGCTGTACGGCACCATGTCGCCACAGATGGCCGATGCGGTGCGGGGGAAGGCTGCGGCTGAGGCAATCGAGACCCAAGTCAAGACGTTGATCCCGACCGATCCCGCAAGAGCATCGCGGATTCTCCAAGCCAATTCGGACAAACTGCCGGCAGCAGCTTATGAGGAACTGAGCCAGCGGACCAAAGCCTACGCCGACGACATGACCCTGACGGGCGATGTGGGCGGCTACATGCGCGGCCAGCCGCCGCCGCGTGCATCTGGAGGCGCGGGGCCAGCGCCATCGGCGAACACGATCCCCGAGCCGCAGCGCGCCGCGCTGTTGCAACAAGCCGTGGTCGGAACACCGATCCCGCCCGCAACGCTCGATGCTCTGGTCAAACAGGAAAGTGGATGGGACGCGGGCCAGCGTGGTTCGGCCGGCGAGATCGGGTTAGCGCAGATCAAGCCGAGCACGGCGACGGCGCCCGGCGTCGGGATGGCCGGCGTGGACCCTACGACACTCAATGATCCCGCTGCCAATCTGAGGTTTGGCGCGCAATATCTGTATGCCCGCGGCAAAGCGGCCGGACTGACGGATGCAGATTGGAAAGACCCTGCGAAAGTCGCTGTTGTGCTGAAGGAGTACAACGGCGGCGGCGATCCCGATTACGTGCAGCATGTGACGAGCCGTATGGCGCCCGGCGGCGTGTTGCCTGCATCGTATTCCGGCGGTGCTGCACCAGAGATCGGAGCGACGCCGGTCGCCGCACCAGGCACCTCTCCACCAGTCGCGTCTGCGGGCGTCGTCGCGCACAACCCGGCCGGCGTGGACATGCTGGCGCAGAAATACATCGGGGCGAGGGACGAGGCTGCGCGGCTCTACCCGGGCAACTCGGTCATGCAGGACCGTTTCGTCCAGCGCGTCCATCAGGATGTAAACGAACTGATGATGCTGCAAAACCGCGACGAAGCGGTCCGCGAGAAGGCCCGGAAGGACGCATCGGAGGCGGCCGGGCAACAGGTCTTGACCACGCTACACAAGAACCCGGGCCAGTTCGATCCGGCGCTGATCTGGAACCAGCCAGACAATGTGATGACGTGGGAAGAGAAGCAGCATCTGGCCGAGGTCGCCAACTATCAGTTGACGCAGGCCGGCATCGATCCGGTCCATCATGCGGCCGGTTACACCAAAGTGCTGGCCGGCATCACGGCAGACCCGAGCGCCCCGAACTACATCAATTCGATGCGCGATATCTACAGCCGAGCCGGGGAGGGTGGCGATCTCAACCGCCGCGACGCGGATGAGTTGTCCCAGATATTCACCAGGGTCCACAAGGACCCGGATTACGCGACACTGAAGACGCGCGAGGCGTCGATGCTGAAAATAGCCAACCGCGCGCTCATGTTCACCGACCCGGAAGTTCCCGACAAATTCCAGACCCCTGATCGCGTGGGCCAGGACATCTTCGACGGACAGTTTGTGCAGACCTATTTGCCGATGGTCGACAGGGCTGCGGCGACTGGCAAGCCGGACGAACTCGAAAAGGTTCTGAACAAGGATTTCGTGCTCAATCTGGCGCACAGCATGCGGTCGCAGGCCGACATCGACCGAGCCCGGATGGAAGCGACGGGGCAATCCGCCCCGGGCGACGTGGAGAAGCCGGGGACGCCGTTGCCTCCGGTGCCGACGATCCAAGACAAAGACGGCAAGCCGGTAACGATCAATCCTGGGGGTTGGGGGACTGTGATGGTGCGCCCCCCAGTTGCAGAGAGCGGCCAACCCTACACGCACGCCGCATGGGCGACGTATCTCTCCCGGCTCGTGCAGAACCCGGACCCGAAGACGATCCAGTATTTCGACCAGCACTTCGCCGCGCAGGGTTACAGCGGAGCCGACATCGTGAAGGCCCTCACGACGCCCGCCGGGGGCGCTGCACTGCTGCCGGCGACCGACGAGTTCGGCGGCGGCGGTCCTGCTCCGGCCGCAGGGACGCCCGCAGCAGTGGCGCCGGCGACCACACACCAACCGACCGGACCCTACACGCTCGAATCCATCGGTGGCGGAGGTGCGTATCGTGGCCAGTTCAAAGTCCTCGACGCCGCCGGACATGATACCGGCTTCAAGGGCACGCACGATGAAGCACAGGCCGAACTGGCGCGGCTCAATGCGGTGCGGGCCGGCGGGTGGAACCTGCGCCTGCCTGACCTGGGCATCCACATGCACCACACGCCGGGCGTGATGAGCGGCCTGCCAACGGACCAGACCAAGCCCTGATGGCTGACCCCGCTACTCTCGACGCGCCACCGACCGGACGCTTGCCGGCGAGCGGAGACCCGTTTGCCGGGATCGACCCCTTCATGGCTGCGGCACCGGCTGCCGCGACCGCGCCTGACCCTGACGATCCGTTCGCGGACGCGCCGCCGCTGGCGAAGGGCGAGACCGGCGCCCCTGGTGCCTTCATCTCCCACGCGGCCCGAGGCGTGCTGCCGATGGTCGGCGGGATGGCTGCGGCTGGTGCTGGCGCTGAGATCGGCGCCGGAATTGGCGCTCTCACCGGACCATTTGCGCCCGTAGCGGCACCAGTCGGTGGCTTCATCGGTGGGTTGGCGGGGTTCTTTGCCGGCTCCGCCGCGACTGAGACCGCCCAGGATTGGGCGCTGAAGCAACTCCCGATGGCTGCCCAGGAGGCGGCCGGGCAATCCGAGCGCGCCCAGCGCGAGCAGGAGATCGAGCACCCCTACGCCTCGTTCATGGGCGGGATCGCCCCATACGCGATCACGATGTCGCCCGGCGGCTGGACCAAGGGCGCCGCATCGCTGCCTGAGAACGCGACGACGTTCCAGAAGATCATGGCGAACCCGTTGACGGCGAAAGCCTTCAGCGGCGCGATGATGGGCGGCATGGAACTCGGCAACGAGTGGACCGAGGGCCAGCCGACCGATTGGGCCAAAGTCGGGATATCGACCGGGTTTGGGTTGATCTTTAGCCACCCCTACCAGCACGGCGAGTACCTGACGAATCTTGGCGCCCAGCCTGTCGTCCGGCTGTTCTCGCGAGGCATGGAGGTTCCGCCGGCGGGAGTACTGAACCCCGAGGAGCCAACCGTCGCCCAGGCTGGCGATGTCGGCGTGATCGGCCCCGGCATCACCGAACACACCTTTCGTGGCGGCGAGCAGCAGAGCGATGCGACCCGAGCCTCGGCACAGAACGCCGCGGCGGATGAGCAAGCCGCGCTGGGACCGCTGCCGACGCCGGACCTGGACGCGATCGCGCGTCGGCTCGACCCCGACACATTCGCGCAGAACGATGAACTGCTGGCGCAACGGGACGCGCTGCGATCCTGGATCCAGACCGAAAGCAACCCGACCGACGACATGATCGCGCAGGCGACCGCGGCTCGGCAGGCGATCGACGATCAGTTGGCGGAGACGAAGAACCGGGCTGAACAGCGCCGGCTTCGTGTGCAGCAGCGCGCCGCGCAGGCGGACCTGGATGACCTGACCAACCGCAGAGAAGCGTGGGAGAACGGCACGCACGTCGATACGCCGGACATCTCAATGGCCCGGCAGCATCTGTTGGATACCGAGCACGCGCTGTGGGACTTGGCGCCGGACATCTCGGCGGCGCGGAGGCGGGCGGCGGATCATGTGGGGGAGGAGCCTGAACCGGCCGCGCAAGAGGTTGCGGCCGGTCACGAGCAGCCGGCGGCCGAGGTTCCGGAAAAAGGGAGGGTTATTTCGGAACCCGCCGCGCCGGCTGAGAAATCCCCCGACGCGCAACGCGCCTTCATCGCCCAGGACCGCGCGACGCAACTCATGGCCGCCGGCCTGTCCAAGGCCACGGCAGAGGCGTCCGCAGCCGTTGAGGCTCACTACTACGCGACCCTGGCGGCGCGGTTCAACGGCGCCCTGGGGACGGCGGAAGACCTGTATCGAGCGCGAGCCGCGCGTGTCATCGGCCCGGGGCAGACCGCACCGGCCGAAGGTGCGCCGCCGGCGCCGATTACCCGCACGGAACCCCTGCGTTCGGCTGCGATCCGGTCCATCGCGGACATCCAGGCGCAGGATGGTGTCGGCGCCAAGCGGGCCAAGGCGATCCAGGAGCAGGAGATACTGGCACGCGGGCGGGTGATTGAGCCGGGCACCCCGAGGGGCGAGCCGGTTGTGCCGGCCGTCCCTCAAGTTCCATCAAATCCATCAACCTCCATCAATCCCGCGCCAGTCGAGCGCGCCCCAGAACTCGCCGAAGCCGCGCAAGTCGCCCCGCCAGTGCCTGAACCCCGCCCGCGCCTCCGCAGCGCCGCCGACATCATGCGCGAGGACCGCGTTCCCGAGAGCCGCGTCAAGGCGGTCCAGGACGCTGAATTGGCGGCCTTGGCCGACTGGCAGGCCCGACACCCATCCGGGGAGCCTCGCCCGAAGCGCAACCGCGCCGCTGATCGGTTGGCCGAGACCGCCGGCATTCCGACCGCCGGGGTGCCCGAGCCTGCCGTCCTGACCGAGATTGTGGACCGGTTGCCGGAAGAACGGGTTGTCGAGGAAGTCAACGCTGCTGCGGAAGCCGGCGAAATCGAGTATCGGGAGGCGGAGGCTGAGGCGCCCGAAGCGACCGAAACCCCCGACGCCTTCTACGACGCCGACCAGTCCCGCAGCCTGGAGGAATTGGAGAGTGAGCATCGACCGGCAGCGCAATCAGTTGCCAGCACCCCAGAGCCGGCGTCTCTTGCGGCGCTGATCCCAGAACCAGAGCGCAGGGAGAGTGCCGCAAAAGGGGAGGCGTTGGCAAAAGAAGGGGAGGCATTCCTCGCACGCGCAGCGGCAGTCGAACGCGAGAAGAACTATCGGGTCGGCGGTCTGACGCGAGAAATCCAGCATGACGCAAACCTACTTCGCGATCTGGCGGCGGAGCATGCTGCCGGCGATGACCGGCTACTCGAAAAAACACTAGACCGACTGTCACCGCTGCGCGTCGGGAAAACGGCGTACCAAGAAATCGGTATGCCCGAGGTGCGAGATTGGGAGAACAAGGCATACGAGTGGGCCTATGGCCTGGAAGAGAGGATCGAACGTGCTCGACCGGCGAACGAAGCTGCTGCACCTGAGCAACGCGAGGGCGGCGGCGGGGAACCAATCGTTGCCACAAGCGACGAGGGACAAGTACCAGAGGGCGGCGGACCAGTTGGGACTGTCGGTGGGACTGGAGAACGCGTTGCAGACGAAGGCGGAGAACGAGGCGATGTCGAGCACGCCGTCGCAGCCGCAGGGGTTGGGCCAGACTACCGGCCAGAGCCTGCTGCCGAGCAGCCCCCCGAGCCAGCCGGAGCAGAGCAAGGAACTGGCGTCCCCCAGCAACCTGCTGGCGTAAGGCGCACAGACGCCCGCGGCAACCCGATCTTCGCCAAGGGTGAGCGGGTTGTCATCCCGGATGGCGAGCATCTGGCCGGGCGGCATGGGACGGTCGAGGAAGCCAACGGGCTGGTGTTCCAGTCTCTGTATGGCGGCCAGAAGACGGAGCCGACCTACACTTATCAGGTCCGCACCGATGCCGGCGAACTGGTCCATTCCAATGCGCCGGTAGCCGAGACAGGCGAGCGCCCCGAGGTCGTGCCCGACCCGATCTACCAGGGTCACGCACGCAACCCGGCGGAACTGCTGCGGCACATCGGCCTGGATGAACGTGCAGCCACCGGATATGTGACGCGCGGCGCGCGGGCGCGTACCCCGAAGATGAAGGCCGAATGGGCACGCGAGGCAGCCAACTCACGGGACAAGGCTGCGGCGCAGCGGGCCGTGCTGGACGCATGGGCGACGGAACATCCCGAGGAAGCCGCCAAGGTCCTGCCGGCGCGGGCCGCCGTTCCCGAAACCCCGAGCGCCGCATCGACTACTCCGGTCGGCGGCATGTCCATCGTCGAGACCCGCCACACCAAGCACGGTTACCCGCTGTGGTCGGTGACGCTGAGCGGGGAACGGCTGCCGTTGGATCGATTCAACGAACTGCGGGGCGCGGCGCGCGAGGGCGGCGGCGACTGGTCATCGTGGCGCGGGCGCGGCGCTGTGCCGGGGTTCCAGTTTCGGACGCGCGAGGCGGCGGAGGCGTTTCGGGAACGGTTCGGTGGGGAGGGGCCGGCGGCAGAGGCCCCCGCACCGGCTACATCGGCGCGGCCTGAGTGGACCGAGGCCGGCCAGAACGACCGCGGCGAGACGATCTATACCAACGCGGAAGGCGCTCACTCCGTTATCGAGAACGGCGTCCGGGTCATTGAAGGCGTCGCGCTACGGCCGGTGCGCGATGAGCGGACCGGGCGGATTTCCTACGTGCCGCAGATCAAGGCGCCCGGGTCCAAGGAACTCCGGTATGAGGTGGTTCCCGAGGCGCCGACCGTTGCTGAGGTGACAGAGCAAGCCGGCGGAAGCGAATCGCTGCCTCCGCAGCCAGCACCGGCTCCGGAAACTCCGAAGGTCCGCACCATCTCCGACGCGCTCGCCCCCGCCGAGGGGAAGGGGCCGGCGCCGGTTACGAGTGCGCCAGAGGAAGCCCCTCGCGCATCCAAGGACGTGCAGATCGAGCACGCCGAGCAGATGCCGTTCGAGGACGCGCACGACCTTGCAACCGCGCGCCGGATGCTCAACGCCTATCGTGGCGACAAAGGCGTCGAAGCGGCGGTTGCGCGCATTGAGGCGGGCGAGCCGTGGCAGGACGTGTTCCGCACCGCCAACACGCCGTTCACCGCGTTTGAGACACGCTCAATTGCCGAGGTGGCGCGCGCGGATGGCCGGATCAGGCCACGCGAGGAAGCGCCAACGCCAGCGCCCCCAGCAGAGGGTTCGGCATACGGCGCCAACAACAAACTCGTCACCCAAGCCGACCGCGAGGCGATCCGCGCCCGGCTCCGCGCAAAATCTGGTCAACTCCGCACCGGCATTGACCCGGAAATGATGCTGGATGGCGCCCGTCTCGCCGTCTTCCACATCGAGGCTGGCGCGCGGGCCTTCGCCGACTACGCCCGCGAGATAGTCGCCGACATCGGCGTCGAGTTCCGACCCTACCTGCGGTCCTGGTATGAGGCAGCCCGGCATTGGCCGGGCGTCGATGCTCGCGGCATGACCGCGGCGGGAGAGATTGAGGAAGCCCCCCATGTCGCCGAACGCACCCCGGAAACCCCCGAGGACGTGGCCGACATCGACCAACTGCTTGACACCCATCGCAACGACCCCATCATCAATGAGATCGCTCGCCTGACCGGGGCCGGCTGGACTCCCGAAGAGATCGAAAACGGTCCGGCTGGCGACCGCTTCTCGCTCGATGAGATCGAGAGCATCGTTCGTGCCCAGGAACGCCGGGGCGAGATCCCGGAACTCGATGAGGCGGAAGGCCAAGGCGACCTTTCGTTCGAGGAGGATGAGGGTGGAGTTCAAGGGGCCGTACCTGTTCGCGATGAGGGAGCAGGACCCGAAGATGTTCATGGAGCTCCGTCGCTCGGGGAAACTGGACGCGCACCTTCAGGAGAAATCGGTGGAGGCGCACGAACTGCTGAACCAGCTGCTGGCGAAGAAGCCCAAGGACAGGTTCGGGGAGCACAGCCAGGCGGACGTGCGGGAGGCCGAGGAACTGGTGCGGGCGCAACTGATCGAGTTCCCAACACCGGAGAGGGATCAGCGGCCGGAGCCACCAGACGATTTGCCGACCGTCCGGATGCGGGCGTCGAAGGATCGAACTTCAGCATCGAGCCAGGCGACCTAGCCGAAGGCCGTGGCCGCACCACCAAGGCGCGGGACAACATCGCGGCCATCGAACTCGCGAAGCGGCTGATCGACGAAGGCCGGCCAGCCACCAAGGCTGAGCAAGCCATCCTTGTGAAATACACCGGCTGGGGCGGCATCAAGAACGCCTTCCCGGACGCGCGTGGCGAGTTCCGTCCAGAGATGGAGGACATCGGCCGCCGCCTTCGTGCAGCACTCACCGACGAAGAATACCGCACCGCGCAACAATCGGTGCAGTACGCCCACTACACGGCCGAGCATGTCGTCCGCTCAATGTGGGATGCGGTGCGGCAGATGGGCTTTGACGGCGGCCTGGTGTTCGAGCCCGGCCTTGGGGTCGGGCATTTCCTTGGCCTGATGCCTGCCGATCTTGCCGAAAAGAGCGAATACCAGGGCATCGAGCGCGATCACCTGTCGGCGCAAATCGCGAAGCTACTGTATCCCGAGTCCGGCATCCGCGAGGCCGACTACATCCGAACGCCGGTCCCGGAGGGATCGTTTGATCTGGTGATTGGCAATCCGCCGTTCGGCGACATTATCATCAACGGTGATCCGAAGTACGCCGCCCGCGGCTTCATGCTGCACGATTATTTCTTTGCCAAATCGCTCGATAGCGTGCGGCCCGGCGGCCTCCTGGCCTTCATCACGTCGGCCGGCACGATGAACAAGCTGGACGCCTCGGCCCGGCTATATCTCGCCGACCGCGCCGATCTGGTTGGCGGCATCCGGCTACCGAACACGACGTTCCGCCGCAACGCCGGGACTGAGGTGACGACCGACATCCTGTTTTTTCGCAAGCGCGCCCCGGGCGAGGAGGGGATTGAGCCGGCCTGGACCGAGACCGTCCAGCGCACATTGCCGAGCACAAAGGGCGGCGAGCAAGAAACGAATGTCAGCCGCTATTTCTCCGACCATCCCGAGAACGTGCTCGGCACCGAAGCGTGGGGCGAAATGCAGGCCGCTGGCCGCTACGAGGTCCAGCAGGTGCCCGGCACTGATCTTGAGGCTGATCTCCGCGCCGCTGTGGATCGCCTGCCGCGCGATGTGATGACCGCCGCCCCAACGCCGGAAGAACGTGCCCGGCTTGATTTTGCCTCCGGGCAGCGGAAGGACGGCAGCTTCTACGTCGGCGCCGATGGCAAGCTGATGCAGTACCGGGATGGCGCAGGCCGAGAAGTTCCGGCCTACGGCAAAGGTGGTGGCGGCCTGACCGGAGCGGCCCGCGAGCGCGTCGAGCACCTGATCCCGATGCGGGACGCGCTGCGGGACGTGTTTGCCGCGGACCTGGCGCGAGATGATGCCGCCGGCGCAGAGGCGCGGGCGCGGCTCAACGAGCACTACGATCGCTTCGTCCAGAAATTCGGCCCTATCAACAAGGCGGAGTTCACCTATCGGCGGCCATCGATCATCCAGCAGGAAACCGCCCGGCTGGAAGCGCGCGAGGAAGCGCGCATGTCGGACCAGCGGTTCGATGACGGCGAGTTCGATCCGAGTTCCATGCTCGCGAACAAGGCGAAGGTCAGCGAGATCGCCAGGGCGCGGCAACAGGCCCGCGAGGCAGCAAAGGCCGCAGGACGCGAGTTCGACGAAGGCACATTCGACCCGTCCGCAATGCCGGATGAGGTGTCGGAGAAACGTCCGAACATCAAGCCGTTCATGTCGGACCCAGAGAGTTACCGGCTGCGATCGATCGAGAATTACAACGATGCCACCGGGGAGGCATCCAAGAAGGCGATCTTCCGCGAAAACATCCTGAAGCACGAGGAAGAGCCGGAACTGAAATCGGCCAATGACGGCGTGCTCTGGTCGATGAACAAGCTGGGCCGGTTCGACGTTGACGCCATCGCCAAGAAGATGAGGCGCGAGCCCGCCGATATCGTCGCTGAACTGGGCGATGCGGTCTACAAGGTGCCTGGCACCGAAGACACTTACCAGACCAAGGACGAGTATCTGTCGGGTGATATCGTGTCCAAGCTGGAGACGGCGCGGGCCGAAGCTGAAACAGACCCTGACGTGCGGCGCAACATTCCCGCCCTGGAGGCCGCGCTACCGCCTCCGCTGCCGCCCTCGGAAATCTCGATGGTCCTCGGGATGCCGTGGATACCGACCGACACCCTGCGCGAATTCGTCCGCGATCACATGGAGATGGGCGAGCCGCATATCAGCCACAGCGCCATCACTGGGACATGGTTCGTCAATGGCGGCCGCGCCGCACAGGAAGCCGGCGTCCAGCGATGGAGCACACCGGACCGCAACGCCTTCGAGTTGCTGTCTGACGCGATGAACCGAACGCCGCCCCGCATCTACGCCGAAGAGCGCGGCCCGCGGGGTGAGAAAATCAGGGTGTTCGATCCCGTCGCCACACAGGCGGCGCAGGACGTGACCGACTCCATGAAGGCAGCGTTCACCGATTGGGTTGCCGCCGATCCAGACCGCGCAAACAGGCTGGCAGACCTCTACAACGATAAGCTGAACAGGACCGTGCTACGTCAGTTTGACGGCAGCTACATGACCACGCCTGGTGTTGCTGCGACATGGAGTTGGCGCCCACACCAGACGCGGGTGGTGTCCCGCATTGTTCAGACCGGCAACACCTATATGGCGCACGCTGTAGGGGCCGGAAAGACGAGCGCGATGATCGGCGCAGGGATGGAGATGCGCCGCCTCGGACTGGTGCGGAAACCGCTCTACGTTGTGCCCAACCACATGCTCGGGCAATTCACCAAAGAGTTCTACGAGCAGTATCCAACCGCACGAATTGCTGTCGCCGACGAAGATCGGTTCCACACCGACCGCCGCAAGCAATTCGTGGCCAATGTTGCGCAGGACGATCTCGACGCGATCATCATGACGCATTCGAGTTTCGGCAAGATCGGGATCAGCGACGAGTTCCAGCGCCATTTGATCGATGAGCAGATCGAGATGCTGGACAAGGCGCTTGAAGAACTGGACGAGCAGGCTGATCGCATCGCTCGGGGCCGGATCGAAAACCAGAAGGAAAAACTTGAGCAGAGGCTGTCTGGCCGCAGCGACGGGCAGGATCAGACGCTCACGTTCGAGCAGCTTGGCGCCGACTTTTTGTTTGTCGATGAGGCCCACCAGTTCCGCAAATTAAGCTTCGGGACCAAGCAGGGGAACTTGAAGGGCATCGCGCCCGAAGGGTCCAATATGGCTTGGGACCTCTATACGAAGGTCCGCTATCTCGACAGCCAGAAGCCCGGACGCTCCGCTGTGTTCGCCTCTGGGACGCCGGTCACCAACACGATGGGCGAACTCTACAGCCTGAGTCGGTTCATGCAGCCCGAGGCCCTGGCCGAGCGCGGATTGACGCACTTCGATTCGTGGGCGCAGACTTTCGGCGATACTAAGACAGGTCTGGAAGAAACCGCCGCCGGCACCTATCAGCCGGTCACGCGGTTCGGCCAGTTCGTCAACCTTCCTGAGTTGTACAAGATGGTCGGCGAGGTGATGGATATCGTCACCCCGAGCCAACTTGAGCAGTACGTGACGCGGCCAAAGTTGAAGGGCGGCGAGCGCGACTTTCACCTCGCCCCGCGCACCGAAATCCTGGATCGCTACCAAGCCGACCTCGCGGCCCGGATGCAGGCCATCAAGGACCGACGCGGGCCGCCGCAGAAGGGTGACGACATCCTATTGTCGGTCATCAACGACGGGCGGCACGCAGCCATCGACCCACGTTTCGTTGAAGAAACTGACAACGATCCGCGGTCCAAGCTAAATGTGATGGTGCAGAACGTCGCGCGCATCTACCACGAAACCGCCGACAAACAGTTCTACGATCCGGCCAGCAACTATGAGCGGGAGAGTTTCCAAGGTCCGGCGACGCAGATGGTTTTCGCCAATCTGGGCGTGAACGGTCGCGGCCCGATGGGCTTCTCGTCATACCAGTGGATCAAGGAAGCGTTACGCCGAGAGGGCGTGGCGCCCGAACACATTGCGTTCATCGGCGACTATCCCGGCACGCTTCAGCGCCAAGCCTTGTTCAACGACATGAACGAGGGGAAGGTCCGCATCCTGGTCGGCTCGACGCAGAAGATGGGCACCGGGGTCAACGCACAGCGGCGCCTCGTCGCGCTGCATAATCAGGACCCGCTCTGGTTCCCAGCCGACGATGAGCAGCGCGTCGGGCGCATCTTGCGCCAGGGCAACCACAATCCCGAGATCGAGGTCCACGACTACTCGACCAAGGGCACTTACGATTCCGCCATGTGGAAGATGATGGGCAACAAGGCCCGGTTCATCGAGCAGTTCTTCCGGGGCGACCCGAGCCTGCGGAACATGGAGGATGTCGGCGAGGCCAGCATGTACGAGCAGGCGTCGGCGATGGCGACGACCGATGAGCGGATTATCACGCTCACGCAACTCAAACAGGATTTGGACAAGGCCCGGCGACGGGAGTCGGCACACAACAGCGGCCAGTATGCGCTGCGCTCGCAACTGAAAAACAAAGAGTGGTGGGCCGACTTCGAGGCCAGGTCCGCGGCGTCCATCCAGGAAGATATTGAGAAGCGCGAGGACACCCGAGGCGATAACTTCGCGATGCACGTCGGCGGCGAGAAATTCGACAAACGTAAAGAAGCGGAGGCCGCGCTTAGCGAATTGACCGCAGACCGCGCCGAGGGCCTAGGCAAAGGCGGTGAGACGCCAGTCGGTCGCATCGGCGGCTTCCCGATCATCATGTCACGGAACACCAAGGGCGCGCTGTCCTTCAACCTCCGCCTGTCCGGGGGCAACGCCCGTGAGTTAAATTTCAACTGGTACGGCAACAAGTCGGTGCATGACGCCTTTGTGGAGGCCCAGCGCAGGGAGAACGGAGAGGAGGCTGCTACGAAGGCGGCGGCTTCCCCAATGGGTGCCAAGGGCCTGATCCAATCCGCGGAGCACACACTGCGCCAGTTCGAGGACCGGCTCGCCGCCTCCGAAGCATCGCGCGCCAGGGCGCTTCGCGAGGCCGACAACATCCGGCCTCTGCTTGGTCAACCTTTCACCGGCGGCGACGAAATCCTGCGTCTATCCAATGCCGTACGGGACCTGGAAGGCCAGTTACGGCGCGAGGCGGAGGCCAAGGCCAATCCCGATGCGCCCTCCCCTGAACCGACGCCGGGTATTCCAGCCGAACCCACCTCCGCGCTGCCCCGCTGGGAAGGCCCGACACCGGAGGCTGTCTCCGGTTTCATGGCTGGTGGTGGAGATCTGTTCCAACGTCTCCGCCAGTCCATCCAAGGCAAAATCCGCATATCCCCCGGCGAAACACGCTCCATCATCACCCTGGCCCGCAGCGCCGACGCCAGCACCTTCATGCACGAGACCGCGCACGACTGGCTGAAGCAACTCCTGATGGACGCGGCGCACAATCTCGCCCCCCAGGCCCTCCGAGACGATGCCGCCACGGTGCGTCGCTGGCTGAAGCGTCCCGACGCATGGACAGGATTTAAGCGCGATGGTACACCCGATGTAGCGCCCCAAGAGCGTTTCGCCCGTGCGTTCGAGCAATATCTACGCGAGGGTCATGCTCCAAGCCGGGCGCTGGATGGTGTCTTTGCGAAGTTCAAGTCGTGGCTGACCACGATCTACCGGACGTTGCGCGGACTTGGCGCTCCAATCTCGGACGACATCCGCGGTGTGTTCGACCGGATGCTGGCGATCGAGCCGGAGCGGATCACCCACGGCGAGGTGCCGGAACGCGGGCCGAGCATCGCGGACATCCACGAGGCCGACGCAGCGGAGACGCCGCCGCGCGAGGCCGAGGTAGTCGCGGATCGGATCGCCGCCGAACGTGCCAGGAACCAGCCCCCGCCAGAGGTCGCGCATGAAATCGCCGCAGTCCAGCCAATCGAGCCAGCCGGCGCCACTCAACCCGGAGCAGAAGCTGCAACTGGCCCAACAGGACGCGGAGAAGTGGCGCCAGGCGGCGGCCAGCCCGAATCTGTCACCGATGGCAGCGGCGTGGGCGCTGGGACAGGCGCGGTCGGCGCAGGCGGAGGTGAAACTGCGGCAGAAGGGACTGGCGTATCAGGCGGAACAGGACAATCCAGTGACGCAGGGGGACGACGCGGCACTGAACGTGCTGCTGGGTCTCCCGCTGAACAACTCGCCCCAAGGCCAGCCGAATCCCTCGACGACACCGGCGATACAACCGCCGTCGACCTCGCCGGGAATATCCGCGTCGAAAACCTCACCGACGTAGAGAGCATCGCCCAGGCGATTCACGATTCGGCGGATCGCAACGACGAGTTCCGTCAGGTCCGGGGCGGAATGACCAAGGGCCAGATGCTCGATCTGGCCGAGGCAATGGGGTTAGACCCCAACAAGATCGACGAGGCCGGGCTTGCCAGACTGCTCGGCGGCACATCCGAACTTGGGCCGCGCATTTTGGCTGCACGTCGGCTCGTGGTGCAATCGGCCGAGATCGTGTCCAACATCATGAAGCGGGCCGCGCAATCCTGGACCGATGCTGACGGCGCCGAACTCGGGTTGGCGATTGCCCGGCATGACATGATCCAATCGGCGCTTGCTGGCGTCACTGCCGAATGGGGTCGGGCCGGTAACGCGTTCCACAATCTGCTGGAGGGATGGGGGAAGGCGCAGGACCTGAACCAGTTGCTGCGCGACAATACGGGGCGCGATCTCTATCAGCTCCAGGTGATCGCCAAGATGGGGTCGCGACTGGACACCCCCGGCAAGGTCTCGAAATACCTCCGGGACGCGAAGAGTCGGTCCTTTGGCGGCATGATCCTCGAGTACTGGATCAACGGGCTGATCTCAGGCATCGCGACGCATGCCACCTACGTGGTCGGCAACACCATCCTGGCGGCGGAGAAGGCCGGTCCCGAGACTGCGGTCGCGGCGGCGATCGGCGCCTTCCGGGCCCGGATGGGACGGGTCGGAACCCGGGTCAGGCTCGGGGAGGTGGGCGCGCAGTTCGGCGCGGCCTTCCGTGAGGCCCCTGCGGCGGTTCAGGCCGGCATCGAGGCGTTGCGCAGCGGCGCCACCACCCAGCTTCCAGGCGAGGCCGCAAGGCCACTGGTGCCGTTCCAGGGCGATACCTCCCTCACTACAAGCCGGGGCATGACGAACCAGCATGTCACGTGGCGGGAGGTGGGTGCAGACGCCTACGGGTTGGTGCAGGGGATGCGTGACGGCATCGTGGCGGCCGGCGAATTGGTGCGGGCCGGTGGAGTAGAGGGCGCTCCGACGTGGGGCTGGCAGTCGTCACCGCTCGGGCAGATACCGGGCTTGGCCTACAAGGGTGTGGAAGTCGCACCCATCGGGCACATCCTGCGCTTGCCGAGTCGGAACGTGGCCGCGATCCATTCGACGTTCCGCGCCATGAACTATTCGATGGAGATCAACGCGCTCGCCTTCCGTCAGGCGGCCGATGAAGGATTGGCCGGGGAAGCCTTTGCGGCCAGGGTTTCCGAACTCCGCCAGAACCCACCCGAGGAAATGATGGACGCGGCGCGGGGTAAAGCAACCGACCTGACCCTGATGGGTCAGGGCGGCAAGCTGACCGAGGCCCTGAGCCGACTGTTCAACACCACGATCAACCTGCCGGTCCTCGGCGAAACCGCGGTCCTGAAATTCGTCGACCCTTTCGTCCACATCGCCGGCAACATCATGAACCAGTCGCTGCTACAGCGGACCCCGGTCGGGCTGCTGTCGCGCGAGATCAGGGCGGACCTGGCCGGCAAGAACGGCAACGTCGCCCAGGATACCGCGGCGGCGAAGATGCTGGTCGGAACCGCGATTGCGGTCACGTTCGGCGGTCTCGCTGCTCAGGGCTTGGCATCCGGCTCCGGTCCCGCCGATCCAAACAAAGCCGCGATGTGGCGTCTTGCAGGAAACCAACCGCATAGCGTTCGCATCGGGGATATGTGGTACGCGGTGAACCGGCTCGGCCCGATGGGGCTGCTGCTCAGTGTCGCGGCCGACATGTACGATGTCGCGCACATGATGGGCACCGAAGACGCCGGGACGATTGGGTCCGCGTTGATGCACGCCTTCACGCAGAACATCCTGGATGAATCCTTCATGCGCGGGCCGTCAGACTTGATCCGCGCCACCACGGAGTCGGATCGGTACGGGGCGGCCTACATCCGCAACCTGCTGCCGTCGTTCCTACCGTTCTCCGTCCTGCAAGCCCAGATGGCGCGGGCCACGGACCCTTATTCCAGGCAGGCCCGCACCATCATGGACGCGATCCGGGCGCGGGTGCCAGGGTTGTCCGAGAGCCTGTTTCCACGCCGGGATATCTGGGGGGAGCCGATGCCGAGTGGCGATGCCCTGATAGCCCCTGGCGTGACGGCCATCTATGCGCGGCAGATGAGCACTGACCCGGTGAACCTCGCCATGCTGGCGCTCGGCGTGTCGCCGGCCCCGGTCGAGCGGACGATCCGCAACGTGAAGCTGACCGATCAGGAATATGACGACTACGCAAGGCTCGCCGGCCGGGCTGCGAAGATCAGGCTGGATGCCATTGTGAAATCCCCGCTTTGGGCAACGATGCCGAACGCGAGTCGCTATGAGGTGATCGAGGAGACGATCAAACAGAACCGTGAGGCGGCTCGTGGCATGATGATGATGAAGTACCCGCAGATTCCGCGCGATGCGGCCAAGGCGCAGATTGCCCGCAAGACGGGCGAAACGGTGCACTGATGTCCTATTCGGACCAGAACGGCCAGACGCCGGCGAACGCGACCGGCGCCTACGTCCTGAGCGCGCAGGAATTGCAGGGCGCCCAGTGGATTGTGGTCGTCTCCGACAACTCGCAGTTGACCGTTACGACGCTGGACTTTCTCGGGGAATTCCTGGGTAGCGGCACGGTGATTGCGCTGGCCGGGGATGTGATCGGGACGACCGGCACGAATACGGTTCAAGCCATTGGCGGCCACACGGTTGATCTCGGTGGATCGCTGACGACAGGCGGCCCCGTTGCTTTCGAGGGCGCGTTCTCGTGGGTCGGTAATGTCACCGGCCCAACGAACGTCACCTTCCCGGAAGGAACCAACGACCTCGGCACGATGTCGAGCTTCACGGTGATTACCAATTCCGGCACCCAGGTCGTCACGCAAGGGGAGACATTCGACGCGACGGCCGGCACCGGATCGATGTCGGACTGGGTTGCCGGGACTGGGTTCCTCAATTCCGGGACCATCACGAACGGCCAGACGGCGAACGTCGCGGCCCTGAGTGGCGATGTTACCAGCATCAATACCGATGGCACGATCGCGACGACTGTTACGGCGGTTGGGGGCCATTTGCTGACCCTCGCTGGGACGGCGGTTCTTCCGGCCGGGACCATGCTGGCGAACGGACTGGCGTCCGGGGACATCTTCGTCGGCAACGGCTCTGGGGTGGCGACCGCAGTCGCGATGTCAGGCGATGCGACGATCTCGAATACTGGGGCGATCGCGGTTGGCAAAACCAACGGCGTCTCCTTCGGCACCCTAGCCACCCTCAACGCCGCGCCAGCCGGGACGCTCACGGGGACCACACTGGCGTCGAATGTGGTGTCGTCGTCGCTGACGAGTGTGGGCACGATTGGCACCGGGACGTGGCAGGGAACTGCCATCGGATACCCCTATCTGCCGGCTTCGGCTGATATCGCGACGATCCCGTTCCCGCTGATCGGCTCTCCGCTTGGCGGCCAGTCCTTTATGGTTCCCGTGACGCAAGCCGGCACGTTGCTGGCAAATGGCGGCTCTGGGTTCACTTGCTTCAAAAACCCAGCCGGCGGCGTCAACCCAACAGCCACCTGGACGCTGCTTGTGCAGGAAATCACTAACGCCGGCAGTGTCACGACGCTTGGGACGATATCGATCAGTTCCGCCGGATCGGTGACCGCGCCGACGTTCTCCAACACCGCCATCGCGGCGGACAGCGGTATAGCTATTACTAACCAGGCGACTGCCGACGCGTCCGCTGCCTACTGGTCAATCGGCTTCCAGTTCCAGAAGACCTGACGCATGCCTTATCAAATGACCCCTGTTCAACTGACGGAGTCCGGAGGTCACGCAACTCTAGAGAACACAAGTGTGTCGTTCGGAAGCTCGTTCAGGTATGGGGGGACAAGTTTTTGGGTGAATCTGGAGACTCTGAACAGTAACAGTGTTGGTGTATTCTGCGAGGACACCGCATCCAACGAGATATCCTTCACCTTCGAGTCCACAAGTGGCGGCGTCTTCACGATCCAGCTATACATCACATCCTCTGGTGGTGTTCTAAGTCAGACGTACGACTTGTCAGGGATATCAATAGACACCTGGTACAATTTCGTATGGGCGTGGGACACAGTCGGACAGACATCGAATGTCTGGATGAATGGGTCGATTTTGACTCCGGCATCCTCCACGTGGACTAAGACGGCGACGCTCCCGTCGGGAGGCTGGATTGTGGAGTTTGGTTCCACGCAGAATATTTGCGCAGGGGATGTCTGGCTTGAGACTGGAACGGATCTGTCGTCAGCTCCAGCCGCGTTCTACTCGGGCGGATACCCAGTCAGTCTGGGAACAAATGGATCCGTTCCAACCGGAGTGGAACCCCAGGTCTTTCTGACCGTGCCGTATGGCGATGCGGCCAGCACCTTTCTTAGCAACAGCGGGAGCGGTGGAAGTTTTATACAGTCGGCAGGAACCATAGCTCTCTGCTCCAGCGGACCGTATCCGCCTTCAACGCCTTCTGGACCATACTTCATGAACGCGGGGATGTTCTGATGCCCTACATCGCCGCCTTCAACTGGTCCCCCAGCGCGCTGAACGCCGCTTGCAGGTCGGTGCTGAAGATGCCGATGGCGATAGTAACCGCGGCGATGATACCCACGGCGAGGATGCCGTATTCGATCGAAGCGACGCCACGGCGGTCACGAAGCAGAGCAAACATGAAACAACCCTTTCAGTTGGATATGCGGGCCGACACAGCCAGCATGACGAACGCATAGGCGGCAAACTCGCTCCGCGCCGGCTCCGCCCAGGGGAACCAGAGCAGGAACGTCGCAACGCAGCGCAGGAACCGCGCGACCAGCGACAGAACGTAACGTGCGACAGTGTGCAGAATTTTGGACACGCCGGGATGCTATCGGGGGTTGCGAGGATGTGTCAAGGATTTCCGAACGTTTCCATGCAGCGCTTGCTACCTGCTGTCCAGTGATCTGTGTTATACTCTAATCCGACCGGAGACCAATCCATGCTCAGACGGCTCGTTCTCGCCGGCGCGCTGGCGTTCCTGACACTCGCGTCCGCGCATGCCCAGGTCGGCGGTCCCTTGTGCGGAGGTGGCGGTACGTCGCCGGACTGCAAGATCCAGGGCGGCTCCGGCTCCCCGGTCACCGTCACCGGCACAGGAACGGCGGGCACGCCAGCAGCTGGCATCATCACGGTGCAGGGCAACCCGTCCGGCACCCCGGTCCCCGTCAGTGGCACGTTTTCCGCCACGATTGGTGGGTTCGACCCGACTGCGGTTGGCACGCCGATCACCGCAACGACCGGAGGCGCTACCGGAACCCTTCCGAGCGGTGCGGTCGTGGTCGCAACCAACGTCGGGAGCACCAACGGCGCATTCTGCGCGCTCGGAGCGTCATCCTCGACATCCTGGCAATACATCGCGCCAGGCGGCGGGTGGTTCGCATTCACGGTCGGCGCCGCCACGCAACTGACGTGCCTCACATCGGCGAGCACGACCACCATCAACATGGTCGGCGGTGCTGGTCTGGCGACTGGTGTCAGCGGTGGGGGAGGGTCGTTTTCGGGAGCGGTCACGCTCAATTCATCGCCCTCCTTGGCAAACGGAAACGGCGTCGTGCCCACCCAGGGCGGCACGGTACTGAGCGCGACGAATGGGATGTATGTCAACCTGCTGCAAGGAAACGCGGTCCTTTCGTCCGGCAACCCGATCTTTGCTTCGATCACCAACATCCCGGCGGTCACGCAGTCCGGTGGGCCGTGGACGTTCAATCAGACGCAGCTTGATAGCGTAAATCTTGGGGCGCCCTCGAACTATGGCACGTCGCCCGGCGCTGTGGAGGTTGCTGGCGTCAATGCGTTTGTGACGAATACCCCGACCGTGACGGCCGGACTCTCTGCTACCCTCACAACGCCCACAGGCACGCTGACACGACCTTCCAACACGACGGCCTACGCCGGCACATCGACCACCCCACAGCTTATCGGCAGCAGCACGACGGCGGGTTCGGTGGTTGTGCCGAGCTTCGCTATCGCCACGTCAGGCGGCGCGGCGGCAATCCCGCTTGTCACTTTGGCCACCAACAAGACGAGCGGGTGGGGTTCGGTATCAATCATTGCCACGCTCTGGACCGCGGCGCCAACCTATACGAACGGAGATGGCGGAACGTATGCGGTGGCGACCGGAGCGGCTGGACAGCGGGCGCAGTACAGTTGCACGCTGATCCAAGACGGCGACGGGGCGGTTTGTCAGGCCGCACCGCTCAATGGGACTGCTCCGATTGTCGCGCCGTCCAGCGGAACAACGATCTACTGGGACTTGCAGATACAGTCCTCGGCAACGCCAGCTTCCGGGCAAACCTTCACGTTGACGCCGCAGGTTTGGAACTGATCTGTGCTGATGGTTCCTCGCCGCTCGCTGCTGCTGGCAACGCCTGCGCTGATCCTGCCACATCGCCGCGCGCTGGCGACATCGGCGCGTGATCTGCTGCTGTTCGGAGCGCAAGGGCCATCGCTCTCGGCCAATTTCCTCTCAATCGCTGGGACGACACCGCCGAGCGGAACAATCAACGTCGGCCCGAACTGCCCTCCGATCACCTTCACCCGCGCCAGCACAGCCACAAGCCTGCTCTACACCGCAACGTCAGGTAGCTTCACGTCCTACTCGTCGGGGGTGGCTCGGCTACTGAGCAACGGGCTGCTGGTCGAGCCACAGTCAACAAACTTCTTTCTTAATAGCGGGTCTCCAGCAACACAAACGGTTACCCTCATAGCTGGAACATACACGGTTTGGAGCGTCGGCACAGGCAGTGTCGCAACGGTGGCCGGCACAGCAACTGGAACAGGCTTCGGCACCGCGTCGCAGGGAACGCCAAATACGTTCACCCTTACCGTTGGCGGCACTGTTGTCAGCACCGTCACCGGCACCGTTCTGGTATTCCAGCTTGAACCGCTCGCCTTCCCGACCTCCTACATCCCGACGAGCGGCAGCGCGGCGACGCGGGCGGCGGACAGCGCGACGCTTGCCACTGGATCGTGGTTCAATCCTCAGAACTATGGAACGATGGCCGCGACGTGCGTTGTACCTGCGTTGTCGAGTGCGACAGTTGTTTTGTTTGAACTTGATAACGGGACGACGACCCATTTTTGGCAAGTCGACCTGCTAGGGACCGGCAATGCATACGCCAGACTCAGCAGTAGCACATCATACTTCACTGCAAACACCACAGGTGCAAATACTGTTTTTGGTATTGGTAGCGTGCTTACACCAAACTCTATCGCCGTTTCGCTTAATGGCGGAGCGATAGTCCAGGGAAGTGGGGTGCCATTTTCACCGTTCACCCGACTTAACCTCTCCCCAGGAGGTTCTTATTATCTTCAAACTTTCCAGTATTGGCCACGCGCTCTTAACGCAGCGCAATTTCGAGGGGCGACAGCACCATGACCACACCAGCGGGTTTTGTGGACCTGACCTACTCCTTCCCTATCACCGGCCTGGCAACAGCCCTCGGCGGCCTCGCGGCGCTACAACAGGCCGGCATCCTCGCGGACGGCACGACGATCACCAACGAGATCGGTGACGCATACGCCGCTGACGGCACGCCAGCCACAACCGACGCCACCGGCAATTCCAACATGGCGTTCCGGGGCAAGCCGGGCGATCCGTCGACCAACCCGCCAACCGACCCGACGCAGATGTATGTAGCGTTCCGCGCGACGGATGCGCAGGCTGCTCAGGTGGCCGGTGCTGGTATCAACCCCGCGACTTATGGGCTGACGGTGACGACGCCGCAGGAGAGCGCGGCTGTTCTTGGAGTTTGGGCTTGATGCAAGAGAGACCCCGAGCGCCCTCTGCCGAGAGCGCCCGGCGCCGACCACCCCAGCGCAAGGAGCGCGCCGCAGTGCAGACGGATTACGCCGAACTGATTCGCTGTTGCATGTGACCGGCAGCACACCCCTTGACCGACGCGCGCAATAGTGATGACGCTGACGATGAACCGCGTCTACATCCATATCCAAAGGCCCATCGTGACAGGGGCGTGAATGGTCGATCGACGCAGCAGCGCGAGGATACCGCGAATGAGACGCTCCAATACGTCATCGACCTGGGACAAAGGAGACTAGCATGTCTCATGGCGAAGATGGCGTGGTGGGCGACGGTGGCAGCCCTGACGTGGGGCGTGTTCCACGGGGAGGCCGTCATCTACTGGGTGCGTGTCCTCTACCGGGCGGTCCGCGACAATGCCCGCTGATGGTGCAGCCGCGGATGGCCGTGGTGCGTAGGTTGATCCATGTGGGGTGGGTGCCGCTGACGGTCTCGGCGGTGGCTTTTGGCGCGCTGGTGGCGCTGGTGGTGGCCTGAGACAGAACCGGCGCCACGAGGGCGCCGATTTGTGCCGAGAGGGCGGGGCGTCATCCCCGCGTTGTGAGACCGGCCTGTCGATTGCCAAAGAACCGTCGCCTTGCGGCAAACGAGAACCTACGCACCGTGCCGCCAAAGGCTTTGCTTTCCCCTTCATTCGGATACCGTTTCCGTCGCCGGCAAAGGCCACGCCCACCGGGAGTTACGGGGCACTCTTGGCAATGTTCTGCGCGTTGAGCCTACCATCCTACCCACGCCATGCTATAAGCGCAACCACCCCACCACGGGACCGCGCCCATGCCACGCCGCGCCGCACTCCTGGTCCTGCTCCTCGCCGGCTGCTGTGCGCCCGCACCAGAGCCGCTGGCGACGCCGCCCGCGCATCTGATGCACGCGGCACCCCCGGCAGTCGTGGCGCTTCCTGAGCCGCCACCGGAGGCGCCGGCACAGCCGGGGTTTTGGGAACGATGAACGCGGTCATCTTCAGCGGCTCCTTTCTCACCTTCCTGACGGCGCTGTTCACCCTGTTCAGCGTCCTGGTCGGCGTGTTCATGTCGTTCCGCAACGCTCGGCGGATTCAGACAATGACCGTGGCGATGGACGGCAACCTCGCAAAACTGCTCGCGGCGGTAGAGGAAGCGGCGCTGGCGCGAGGCGCTGTGGGCGAGCGGGACAGGCGGGATGCGATGGATGCGGCTCATGGCGCGGCTGGGCGCGAGAACGATGGGTGAGTGGCTCGTCGAACCCCGGCGCTTCCGCCTGCATCATCTGGTGTGGATCGTGGCTGGCATCGCGGGCTTGGTGTTCGGCTGGTGGCTTGCGGTGCGGTTTCGTGGGTGACTACCTCTCCAACCCCTGGCACGTCGCTGCGCTGTGGGGCGCGCTGATCGCTGGGGCGGTGGTTTGGTGGGTTTGGGGGCGGGATTGATCGACTACATCACCATCGCCAGCCAGCGAGCCTACATAGGCGGTTGCGTGATCCGCAACTTGATCGTGGTGCCCGAGCAGCTATCCCGGTCCGCGCATCGCTATGCGTTCTCCCACCCCGACCGACCAACCGTGACGTGTCCGTTCTGGGTGCATCAAGCCGAATTGGTGGCTGGGTTGGAACGATGGCGCGCGAGTGTGGTGCCGGTGCCGTGACCTGGCGCGTCACCGGCGTCAAGGACGGCAAGATCCGCCGCCGCACCGCTGATACGCCAGCACAGGCCGCGCTCATGGCTGCGACTTGGCGGCGCGAGGGGTATGAGAACGTGGTGATCGAGCCGGTGGAGGAAGAGCAGGAATGATCCTCGTCCGCGCCACCCTCGACCCGCACCTCCCCCGCCGGCAGGAATGGGCGGAGGACCTCCGCGCCGCGTTGGAGATTCAGGCCCGGTGGATGCGAACCGGGTGGCCGGAGCCGGAGTTGATTGATCCGGTGGCGGGGCCGATAGCTGTTGGGGAGGGGCCGTAAGTATTTCCCGATACTGGCGCCACCCCGGCAGAGCGCGCACGCTGCATTTTTGTGGAGCGTGTGGCGATGGGCCTGATCCTCATAATCTTGCTGGTCTGTCTGTGCCTCGGCGCTTTCGGTGGCAGCTATGGCGGATACTGGCCGGCGCATTATGGCTACGGCGGCGGCGGCATCGGGCTGATTTTGCTGATTATCGTCCTCGTCGTTTTGTTCGGGAGATAGCCATGTCCATCGGTCTGTTGTTCTGGGTGTTGATGGTCATCTGGGCCGTGTTCTGGGCATGGGGGCGCACTCCGGGTGGCTCGGCATACTGGCCGATCTACAGCGGGTGGCTGCTGTGGATTTTGTTCTTCTTGGTCGGTTGGCGGGTGTTCGGTTTCATCCTGCATGGGTAATGCCGCCCATGCTGCAATGTCGGATAGTCAGTTGCAAACCGACATTTCCGACCCCCACACCCCCGCCATAATCGCAGCCCACCGCGACGCAGCCGAGATGCTGTCCGGCCTCCCCGAACCGGCGCGGGCGGTGTGCGCTGCTGTGGCTCGGCGGTTTGCGGAGAGGGCGGCGGAGTTGGAGCAGAGTGAGGGATTCGAACCCATCGACCCTTCGCTTGGAAGGCGAACGCTCTACCGCTGAGCTAACCCTGCGCGGAAGTGCTGCGGCGCCATCGCAGACCAGCAGAATGTGGCGCACCCTACGCCGGAAGTTCTTGCGCCGCAGCGGGATTATCTAATCCTTGCTGGGCCTCGTCGGCAAGCCCCGCACAAACACCGGCTTCCCCTCCCCCTCGATCACCCGCTTGATAATCCGCAGCGCGTCGATCAGCGTCGCCTTGCGCGCCGCAGCATCCTCGGTGGAGATCGCCCCGGCAGTCTCGGCGCGTTTCGTCTCTCCGATCATGGCGGCAACAGCCTTATGCGCAGTCTGGAGGCCGTGTAGTCTGGCGCGGGCAAGCGGGCCGGGACGTTCCTGAGATACCATCCCGGCCCTTGTGGTGGAGGTCGCTAACTGCCCTCCGCCACCCGCTTGCGCGTCATCCGGCTGCCCGCAAGCGCCGCTGGATGCGCTAGAGAATGACGCATCCAACTTGGCGACCATCCCGGCTTTCGCTGCGATGGCCGACAGTCGCGGCCAATCCGCCGCGACCGTTCCTGCCACGCGCTTTGCCACCGAGCGCGCGGCTCTATCCGTTGCTTTGATACCCCAGTCGGGATGGTCGTGGAAAGCGGCGCGGGCTGAGCCTTCCGTGATGCGTAGGAGGGCGGCGCCGAATGGGGTGGGGCGGCGGTAGAGACTGGACATTTACGCTCTCCACTCCCGCCGCGTCACGGCGATCCAGCAGGCGACTGTGGCGGGGCTAAACAGGCAGAGCAACCCGCAGAAATGTCCGCCGCGTCTCTGCCTCGAAAATCATCGACTCGTGAACGCAGTCTGGTGACAACAAGTAGCCGATGTTGGCCGATAAGACTTCGCCTTCGCCGAGTTGATCGGCGATGTGCGACAAGTCCCCGTCAGGTTTCGGATTGCCGTCGAACATCCCGCGCCAAGCCCGACACCCAGGAGCGGATGCCGCGACGATAACAGACATCCGAGGGATTGGGCTGGCGCCGATATTATTGCAGTAGTGCGCCCACGTAGGCCCGGTAGGTTCGTGGCCCCACGACATGCGTTCCGGCATGAAGCATCCGTCCACGTGCGGCCTCGGTCGTCGCTGCGACATGCCGGATTGGATGACCTTTTCATCAACTGTCATGTGGGCGATGCCGCTGATAGCGTTCGCCGCTTGGCAGAGCGCAACTACGGGTTCGAGATAATCCTCGAACCCGTCCGCCATGACGGGCGCGGCGAGATTGAAGGAGTGCATATATTTCTGTCGTCCGCGCCACGGAAGCGCGATTTGGCAGAGTGGTCGATATCGGCTGTCCAGCATGACTTGGTCCTCCTACCAAACGCAAAGCGCCGCCAGCAGAGCCGGCGGCGCGGGAGCTTTCGTATCGCATGGGAGCGGAGCGGTCACATGGCGGCCTCCTGGGAAAGAGGGGTAGGCGTTCCATCAGTCCTGGCAATCGTCGGTCGACTCAGTTCATTTCAGGTCAGCAGTTGCTGGGCGGTCCCATGGCTACCTCCTTTGCGACGGACGCACGATAAAGACTTGCGCTCGCGGGTGTCAATCGCTAAAAGTGCAACATGAGCGCAACCCCGGACGGTACCACCCGCATCTTCGCCGCCATCCCAAAAGACTTGGTGGCGCGCGTGGATGCGCTGACCACACGCGCGGACGGCAGCCGGATCAGCAGCAGGACGCAGGCGATTGAGTATCTGTTGCGCCGTGGGTTGAGCACGGTGCCGGTGGCACAGAATGAACAGAACGGGGACCGCGCGGCATGAGCGACACCACCCCATCCCCAGTCGCACCGAGCAAGCCCGGCACCGTGACCACGGTCAGCGTAGACTTCGATGCTTTCACCGCACCGATCGTGCTGACATCCCGCAAGATGGGTGGCACGATGATGCCCGTTGGCGGGACCGGCGAACACGCGATGTGCTACAAGGCGCAGCAGTGGTCGTCGGGTGCGGAGGGCAATCTGAATGCCCGCTGGCGACGCAGGATGCGCCGGCGCAAGTCCGGGGTCAGTTCTGCGCGAGGGACAACGACATGAGCGCGACGACCAATCCCGCCACAATCACCACCGCAGCCGGGGCGATCAACGCCTCATCCGGTGTCAGTAGCCTCCGGGCGAACCTGGAGACGGCCACACGCAACGGGGCAAACGATGTGCCCGACGTGGTGCAGGCCGTGGCGCCGTTCTATCCCGGCCTGCAAGCCTTCCTTGATGGACAATCCGCGTTGGGGTCCAAGACGGTGTGGGCGCCGATCGCAACCTATGCCGTCACCTGGGCGGTCGGCGCGTGGGGATTGAATTGGGATGCGGCGTTCACCAATGAGGTCGCTGGATTGGTTGCGGTGGCGCTGATGTTGGCGTGCCGTTGGGTGGCAAGTGGTCCAATCACTTCGCTGCTGCCGAAGAAGGCGGCTGCTACGCCTGGGGCGAAGTGATGGTCCTATCCGCCCCAATGTCCGATGCCGAGATCGCGGAGAACCAGCGCGCGGCGGATGCGTTCGGGCGCGAGTTCGATGCCGCTGTGTCCGATACGCTGTGGGCCGACATCGTGGCGATGTGGACGCGCGCAAATCCGACCGCCTCCCCCAAGCTGGCCGAGCCGCCGCCATGAGCGCGACCCCAACCCCCACCGAAATCCGCGTCTACCTGGACGCAATGGACAAGCTCAGCGACTTCGAGGTTTCGCATCGCCACACACGCGGCTGGGGCGCTTTCGATCCGGCGTCTCTGCCGATCCCAGAGGCGGTGACGGTGAAGGCTTGGTTGGAGACGATGGCTGTGGCGGCCGACTAGGGGAGGGTGACGGATGCCTGAGACATACGGCACTGAGGCGGATGTGGACCTCGGTCGAAAGTTGCGAGTCGCACTGGGACACGACGACGCGCCGGGCACCTGCCACGACTGCGGCGGTGTTGGTGTGGTCCCTTCGATTGAAGCTACCACTGAGGCTGGGCGGTCGCTGTGGCGGACTTGCCCTACGTGTCGTGGCGTCAAGGTCGGCGGCTGTGCCTAACCCCCACCTCGTGACGTGGCGCGTGAGATGATGGAGATGGATGTGGACAAGAGAGAAAAAGTAGCGTTCGCGTTGTTCGCCCTGATCTATGAAGGGGCCATCGCTGACGATCCCACGTTCCCTGAGCGGAACTGGAGAGCTATGGACGCGGCCAAGAGGCGCCTATGGTATCGGCAGGCCGACGTGGCCCTTGCAGCCGCAGCCTAACCCCCGACGCGGCGATCCCCGCGCAACCCAATGGAGTCAGATGATTGCCCCTACCGAAGCGCGACCACCGAGGCCAGGAAGCCACCATCACCATGACGGAGTTGCGTGCGCAACCCGGTGACGTGATTGATCGGGTCTCGCACGGCATGACGGTCCATGTGGAGAAGAACGGCAAGCCAGTCGCGAGCATCGTTCCAAGCGACGACTCCGACGCGGATTGCGTCATCAACCCGGATGGGTCGTTTACCGGGCGCGTGCCGATCACGTTCCGCCGCGATCTCGGCGGCTATTACTGATCCCCCAACCCCGGAGTCCACCATGCACACCTCCCCCACGCGCCGCTCCATGATCCGCCTGCTCGCGAGCACGCCGCTCGCCCTCGGCCTTCTGGCCTGCACCACCGCCGAGCAATCCGCCGGCATCAAAATCCTTGCCGGCGCGCTGCCCTGCTACAATGCTGTGGCAGCCTCAATCGCCACGGGCACCAACGCCACCAAGGCGTTGACCGCAGCTACCGTGCTCGCCACCAGTCCGGCGTGCGCGGCGGTTGACACGAACACCCTCACGCTGATCGCGTCGGCGCTGAACACCGGCGCGGTGGTGACTGCGGCGCCTCCGTCCGCCACGGCATCGACGGTGGCGGCTGTTCGGGCGCCGAAGCGGCCGTGAGGCTCGCGCTGATCCTGGCCCCGCTCCTTCTCACCGGCTGCGGTCCTGGCTTCCTCGCTGGCCTGACCGCAGTCGGCGCGGTGGCTGGGACCATCGGCACGACGGAACAGCTTGGGATCACCGGCTTCACGGATATCCTGGCGTTGAAGAAGCCCACGGCTTGCGTGCTCCCGGCTGGGGCGCGGCTTGGGGTTGAGGAACGGCGATGATCTGCGCGTCGCCGGGGCGTGGGGTGATGGGAGGGGTGGGGTCGGTCAGCCATCCCATGCGCGACGCCCTGACGGACGAAATCGAGCGTCAGAAGCGGATAGTTGAGACCGTCGAGGGAACGCTGGAAATTGCCCGAATCAAACTTGGGCAACTCTTGTTGGCAGATCGCCTGCGTCCGCTTCGTCCTTCATTGAGGCCCGTGGTCAGTCTCGTCTCCGACGCGAAAGGCCGCGATGATGAGTCGGTAGCCGCGTGGGAAAATGAAGGTGGTGGCGCGGGGCGAGCGGCATGACCCGCGCGTCGCCGGGGCGTGGGGTGAGGGGAGGGGTGGGGTGAGCGACGACAAGCTAACGCCGCAGCGCATCGATCTTCGGATCGCGCCAGACGGTAGCCGCACCCTGTTCCTGGCCGCGAACCCGCGCATCAAATATAAGGTCTGGGAAGAAGAAGAAATCTCGGACGCCATGCGTGCTTTCCATAAGCGGCTGGAAGGGCCGTCCCCATGACCCGCGCGCTCGGGCGCCTCCCCCACGACCAGTCCGCCGTAGCAGCCGCGCCGCGCATCCGCTACGCCGCCGAGGCACCACCACCAGCAACGCTGGATCGGAGCGGGGTGAATTACGCACCGCAACTGCTCGGGAACGACCTGTACCCCAATTGCCCGGTGGTCGGCCTGCTCAATGCCGCGTCCGCCGTCGAAGCCCTCGCTACCAACGGTCCGTTGGCGTTCGACCCCCAATGCTGGGTCGAGTTCTACGCCGCGTGCTGCCCATGCGCGCCAACCTCTGCCGCAATCGCCGCCACGGACGGCCTCAACCTGCTGGACACGCTGCGGCGGCAGGGTAGCGCGGGGTTCGACATCGGGGCCGTGGCGCCGCTTACAGGGGATTTTGGGATGGTGCCGCTGGTGCGGGCCGATCTGGCAGCGGCTATGGCTCGGTTGGGGTGCCTCTACGTCGGCATTGACCTGGCGCCGGACGACATGGAAACGTCGTCTCCCGCCGTGTGGGACCGCGGCCAACCATCCCCGACACTGGGGCATTGCGTCGTCGCCTGGTCCTATACCGGACTGGCCGATACCGATCTGGTGACGCTGGCGACCTGGGGCTACCTGCAATGCGTGACGTGGCGGGGCTTTGAGGTTCGGTTGCGCGAAGCCTACGGCCTGCTGCTGCCGACGTTTGAGCCGGTGGGCGTGGACATCGACGCCTTGAAGGCGGAGAATGCGCGGTGGCTCGGCGCATGAGCGATCCCCTCCCCCACCTGACCCCTGTCCACGTCCTGGTAGACGCCGAGAGCACGTGGACCGGGCGCGTGGTGGGTTGCACGATGATGCCGCTGGTGTCGGCGTCGGATGCCGACGTTGAGGCTGTGGCGCGGGAGTTATGGGAGGCCGATGGCGAGCCAGACGAGTTCGATACCTACCGAGCCGAACTGACGGCAGAGGTTCGCGTCTTTCTCACGGCCCTCCGCAAGCGCCACCCAGGCGGCCTGCACTACATCGTGGAGATCGCGGGGTGGCCGTGCGAGGGGCATCCTTATGGGTGCCATACCGTGGCGGCGGAGAGGGTGACCCCATGCTGAACCAAGCGCCTGGAGAATGGACCATCGCCGGGTTAGCCGAGCATTTTCGGACTGGTCCGAAGACGAGCTACGACGGCAAAACGTGGGAACCCGCTCGGCCTTATGGGTTCTTCGGGTTTGGTTCGCGGTTTCGTCTCGCGTGGCTGGTGTTCACTGGTCGCGCGGATGCTTTGCGGTGGCCGGGTGATGGTCCCAAGGCTTATTGATGAGCGACGAGTTGGCAGAGCAACGCGCGCTAGAAACATTGAAACAAAGCGCGCGTCAGCTACGAGGCATTTCCCGCGTTCTCAAGCGGAGCGCTGCCGAGGGCGAGAAGGCTTTGCGCCAACCTGAGCGGTGCCCAGAATGCTGGGGTTGCGGCTGCCAGGACTGCGACTGGTTCGGTATCGCGCAATGACACACACCTACGCGCTCATGCCAGTCCCACGCGCCGTCTACGATCTGATCCGCGAGAAGTTGGAGAGCGCGGGTTATGGTTGCCAGGTGATCAGTGGCAGATCAGACGCCGCGCTGGATATGCACGGCATCGCGTTGGTGCCGGTGAGTGCCGAGACGGATTTGACGGAGGACTGACAGTGACCGCAGCGAACTTCCCCGCATCTCTCGCCTTCACGCTTACGCAAGAGGGCGGCTGGAGCGACGACCCGGGCGATCCCGGCGGCGCAACACTGAACGGCATCACGCTCCAGACCCTGCGCGATTACCGTGGCGATCAGACCGCCAGCGCGGACGACCTGCGGGCCATGCTGCCAGCCGAGCGCAACGCGATCTACCGTGCCTGCTATTGGGACATGGTGCGCGGCGACTCGCTGCCTGCCGGCGCCGACTGCATGGTGTTCGACTTCGGGGTCAACGCTGGTCCTGGCAGGTCCGCGAAGATGCTACAGACCGCGCTCGGCGTCACGGCGGACGGTGTAATCGGTCCAGTGACGCTTGCCGCATGCTCTGCTGCCGATCCGTCAGACCTGATCGAGAAGCTGCGCCAGGCTCGGTTGATCTATTACGAGGGCCTGCCGGGATGGTTGGAGTTCGGTCGCGGGTGGGCGGCTCGCGTCGCGGCTTGTGCGGAGGCGGCGGTGGGGATGCTCTGACGCATAAGATCTGCATAATTTGCGTGTGATTTGGCAGTGGGCCACACTCGGGAAACCGGGTGTGGCCCTTTGTCGTTTCAGGCTACCGGGCGCGGCGTTGGGCGGTGGATTTAGTCAGTCGACCCCAGCGCGCGCCGGATGCCATCGCTAATATCGCCGCCATACCAAGCCGCACGGAAAACCTCGCTCCATGTCAGTCCGTGCTTTGCCGCCCATAGATCGAACCGATTGCCGCATTCGCGCTCAACGGCTCGGTGCAGCGCCTCGCGTTCTGGCGTATCAAACACCTGACCCTTCCCACGCAGCGACTGCTTCCGGCACAACGCTGCGCGCCAATTCACGCATCGCGTCGGCGTACACTCTGATCTCGTATTGAGCGTGCTCGTCGCAGCGGAGCGTCAGGAAGCGAAACAGATTGAGCAGATCGACCGTCGCGAACATGTGGCTGTAGGTTGAGAGGGGCAGCACTGAGCGGGCAAGTTCGCGGGGCCACCCTTTCGCCAGCAGATTGCGGTAAAGTGCAAAGGCGCGCTCACAATGTTCGCGGACCAGTCGTGCCTCAAATCTCCGATCGGATAAAAGTTCATCGTCAATGTCGGTGGTGTCTCGGCCCTGCTTGTTGGCACTTGATTGGATGCCTATCACTTCGGGTTCCGGCACATAGAAAACTTCTGGCAACTCCCGATACCGAGCCGACAATTCGTTATAGCTCCACGTCCTGTGTCGATGCCATTGCCGGAACGTCAGGATTGGAGCAGCGATCTCGAACGTCATCGCCACAGCCTCAAATGGCGTCGTGTGGTGATTGCGCCACAGATACCGGATCAGCCGCTTGTCACTGCCAGCATCTTCGCCAGCGCGCCACGCCGCGTCATAGGACACGCGGGCGGCGCGCACGATGGATAGGTCGGACCCCATGCTGTCAACAAGGCGCACGAAGCCGTGGTCGAGCACGTCAATCTTTTCCATTAGCCTTCTCCATGTTGGCGATCTCGCGTGCCAGATACCAAGCGGCTTTGCGGAGGTCGGTCAGCGTGTCGTCTTTCTTGCCGGCGCGGGAGATGTATTTCACTGCGTTGCCGAGGCAGAAGCCGAGTGACCACGCCTCGATAACCTTGATGGCTTCGTAAGGATTATCGGCGCCGCCGTAGTGGGCGGGGTGGTTGACCTGTTCTGTCATCCCCCTACTCCCCTCCCGTCGGCGCGCTCGGCGGGGTGGGGCGCACATGCGGAGCGTGGGCGTCGATCCCAAGATTCACCAGCCGCCGAATAATCTCACCCTTGCTGCGTCCGGTGAATGTCTGCGTCTTGACGTAGGCGATCTGCCGCTTCGTCAGGAGAACGTCCATCGCGGCGGCCACCTGTTCAACGGCGGGACGGGCCATCACCGTCCCTCCTGCTCTGGGGTGCCGAGCGTGGCCAGGAGGGTGCGGGCGTCCTCCAACGCGTGCGGCCAGCGCTCCACGTGGTGCGGATTCTCTGCATCCATCTTCCGCAGAAACTTCTCCGCCGCATCGGCAAAGGCGAGGCGAGCGCGGACACGATTAGATTCGGCGTCGAGTTGAGCGCGTAACGCAGCGTCAACGCGAACGTCCTCCGCATATGCTGCGCCATCATAAATTCCCAGCGCCATATCAACCTCCCTCGATCTTCCGCAGCAGGGCGCGAGCCTCTGTGACCACGGCAGCCTCAGCCTCCCCACACATATGGACCAGCGCCTCGTCGTATTCGCCGGCATAGAGGGCGAGCCAACGGGTCAACAGCGCCACCAGATCGCCCATACCGGAGGCGGCGAGGGCGGCTGACGCGCCTTTGTAGCAGATGCAGTGAATCGCCGGGCAGTTAGTCGCCACTTGGCTTGGATAGCATCGGCTGAGACCGGATTGCCCCTCCAAGTAGGCACGCGCCACCTTCTCCACCAGCGCGGGCGGCGGGGTGTAATTGCACCGCGGGCACGGCTCGGCTTGCCCAGAACCAGGGCCGCCGTCATAGCCGCCGACGAACCTCTGATCGCGGCAGTGGTGGCATTTGTAGGGTGGTGGTGATGGGGTTTGGGTCATGGCGCTACCTCTACAATCAATCTCTTCAACCATTCGTTAATGCGGCGGTCGGGTTCATTATCCAACCGGACCGCGTGATTGAACGCTCGACTTAGCCGGCAGAGTTCATCATGCGACAAAGCCCAAGGCGGGGCGCCTAGAGATCGGTGCATCCGACCGCATTGCGCGCACTGGCAGAGTTTGTCGGTGGCTGCGGGCGGCTCGGTGTGGGTCAAGGGACACGCCAATCAGGAAACGGGACCTCGATCTCACGCGGCCACCACCTGACGCGCAAGCCACGGAACCCAGTGATCGACTCCGGTATCGTGCAGGCAACACCGTTGCCACGGCGGCAGATAGCGCCGGCTTCGCGCATCATTGGCCGGTGGACGCGCGTGACAGGCGACCAGCCGCGCAGCTTGCCATGCGCCACGACGTAGAAGCGATCGCCAGGCCCGATTTTGGCGATGAGGCTGTGCTCGGTCCACCATCCCCACTCCTCGCCGGTCTCGGGATCGCCGGCAGCATCGCCTTCAGCGATCCATTCAAGCCAAAAACTCTTTGGACAGGTGCCAACGAGGTCCATTACCCCTCCCCACCAGCCGCCCGGAGGCGGCCGAGAAAAGAGCGCCATAACTCATGGTCTCCGGTCATCACCGGGCCGTTGCTAAGTCGTCGCTTGACCGCCTCCCGCTCGTCCGCCGGCACCCGCGCAAGCGCCCCACCCCCACCAGCGGCGCCAAGCCGGCTGAGCAGCGAGTGCAGCGCGTCCTCTTGCGGCGACTGGTCTATTAGCGGCTCAAATGGCAGATGCTCTGTCAGGAAAGCGCGAAGGGCCTCTAGTTCGGATGGGGGCGCGTCCGCGAGGGTGGCGGGTGGCAACTCATCGTTGGTTGCGGGAAGCGGCAACAGTCGCACCCGCGCCGCAGCATCGGTCAACGCCAAGCCGACCGTTATTCCGTGTTCGTGACTTCGCCACTGGAACTTGTCGTCGGTGATACTCTGCGCCGCCGCATCTCGCATCGCCTTCGCTCCATGCACGCGCCCGTTGGCGAATGTGCCTGCCAAGTGGCGTGCCAATACGTCTCCTGGCGTGGCGCCTGGCATCGCGGCGATGGCGGCGCGGGCTTGGTGCAGGTATTGTTCCCAAGCAGGGTGCTCATGCGTCAGATCGGCGCGCCCAACAAAACGCGGATCGGCATCTAGAGCACGATACATTGCTCGCGCAACGGCCTCCACGCTCCCCGCGTCGAGCTGCGAGCGGCTGGCCTCGGGGTGCCTACAACCAACAAGCGCTGTGCGGGCGTACGTCAGCATCTTGTGGCATTGGGGTATGTCGTCGGTCGGCACACGTCCGTCGCGATGACAGACGCACTTGCCGGTCTCCCCCATCCACCGCGGTTCCGCCATGCACATGCGGATTGCCGCAGCTTTGATGCTGCCGGGGTCGATGGATGCTACAGCCTGCGCTCGGCTACCCTCGACGAACTCGCGGAAGTGGCGGGCAAGCACCACCACAAGCGCATCCTCAGGGCCACCATCTTTCCAGTCGATGAACGCGCGTAGAACGCCGTCGGTGGATAGCATCTCCCTCGCGGCCTTCGTCGCGGGGTCGTCGGTGGGCGGCGTCATGATGCGTGCTCCTGTAAATACGCAACCCACTTAGTTTGCGCCTCCGGGCTGATCCAAATCTGAGCGCGACACATCTCGGCCGGCGGCAACTGACGAGGGTTGCACGCAACCACTTGAATGTTGTCGAGTCCGATAAATTCCAGCAATTCCAACCAGAAGTTCTGCGGCATGGGCCGAAAGTCTCGATAGACCCAGCCGGCATTCGGTGCTGGTGGCCCTTGGAGCAAGAACGGGTCGGTTTCGCTTTCGCGAAGAACATCCACAAGCGTCGTGCTCACCCATCCCTCCCATCCATACCCGCAATGGTCGCGCGCAGGGTCATGGCGCGCGGTCCTCCAATTCCCGTTCGAACCGCCGGTAGATCGCCTCAAGCGGCGCAATCGATGCCTCCCTCGCGGCAATGCGGCGGCTGTGCTTAGGGTTGATCGGACGGTAGCGCAGTCGCCCGATCTCGATCTTGATTGCTGCCATGACGCTGACCGTGCCGGCCCGCGCGCCGATCAAGCGGTATTCGGCCTCGGTCGCGGCCAGTTGCTCGCGGGCCTTGTCGGCGCGGAGGTACTCGGTGGCGCCTTCGAGCGGAGTGGTTGTGGCGACGAGGCTACCGTTGCTGGTGATGCTGATCCACACTGGCGCACTCTGCTCAGACATCCTCCACACCCTCCCCGAGTAGGATGCCGTTCGCATCTTCCCAGCACTCGCGGGCTTGGTTTGATACGCGTTCGACCAACTCGGCCGGCAGCCTGGCGCAGAGATAGTCGCACAACCCGCCACAGTTAGCGCGATGGTCGCAGCGGCAGGCTAGCGGCGTGTTATGTGGCATTTTCGGACTCCTTTTGGGCCGTCGGCGCGTTGGCGAGCGATGATCGCCGCGGGGCCGACCTAATTCCGCTGAACCGCTCTCTAGTTACATATTCGGTATAGACGCGAGGGCATCTGTCGCAGTGCCAGTTGACGAAGGTGGCATAGCCATTCCAGCCGGCACCCCAGTCCCACAGCCAACCACCGCATTTGCAAGGGCGGTGTGCGCGATGCTCAGATTCGGCAACGCGATCTACGCGTACCGGCCTGGAGTGCGGATAGAGTTTGTGGGGCAGCAGCCGATGAAACCGGGGGTCTGGCAATTTCCCGGCAAGAGCTGCCTCGACGTTTTGCAGCGCCCGGTGTGGATACGAAAATGCCCAATCCCAAACTGCGTGTGCAGCTCGCATGCTGAAGCCGGTTGCGCGCAGCCTGCTCTCAGCCCAATTCTGTGCATAGGTCCAGCAGTATCGGACTCCCGTGGAGTTCCCTCCGTAGCCGACGTGGTAAGTTTCACCGCAGACCGTCAGGCGGTGGCGTGAACCAAGGCGTGGCACGAAAGCGCCTTGGGGGTGATGATCGCAGATACGACAACCTTCCTCTACTATAACGGTTTTTATGCGGCGCCATGTCGGGCCTCGATAAGGATGGTCGAACGGCGCGCGGATCGCAGCCTCTAACTGCTTCGCCGTCATCGCGCCACGCATGCCGTCGAGATAGTCGGGAAGGGTTGCGGGCTTGCGGGGGTCAGGCATCGATGTTCCCCAGCCGCACCGAGAATTGTGTGACGACGACATAGGGGTTCGCGTCCCAGGCTCCGGGGCCGTGGATGCGGTCCCAGAGCTTTTCGTATGCCGCGACGGGCCGACTCATGTGAAAGTCGCAGCTTTCGTCCGGGCCGGCGCCACTGGTCCACCCCTCGAAACCGTCGGACCAATAGATGCCCTCGGCCTTGGCGCCTTCCTCATCGATCTCCTGCAACCGCTCGACCCGCACGGCCTTGACCGTCAGGGTGATGCGGCTCGCCCAGCGCGGCATGTGGGTGGAAGGGCACCACGACAGGCCAAACGTGCATCGGCCCTCATATTCAACGGGCTTCGGAAGCCATATTTGGGCGCCATCGGCTTGATACCAAACCATGTCGGCCGTCCAATTCGGGTGGGAACCGCACGCATTGATTTGATGCGTCTCGCGAACCCAGAGAGCGTCCCCCGGCACATGCGGCACCCTGAATGTCGGAAATCCCTGCCGATCATCTCGCGTCCACCAGCACCAGGCATTGCTCATGCCGCGCGGATTGGCTGGGGTCATCGGATCGCCGCAATACGAGTCGAGATAGGGCGCCGGGTGGATAGCGGTGTTTGTGGGGTGGATTGCATCCATCGCTGGCGGCTCGGGCACCGGCCCCTTGCAAAGTCTCCGTGTCTCCGTCTTGTCACCACGGATCAGGGCTTGGACCATCGGGCCGCTGAACAGGATTGGGCGGTCAGGCATCCGTCGCCTCCACCGTCTCGACACGCGCGGCGGACTGGGTGGCGGCTGGCATCTCGCGCACCCGGAGGTCCGCAGGCCACTCGTCCATCGTGCCGCCCTTCTTGTCCCGCAGACGCACCCGCACCGGGGCGCCTTGGTAGCCGTCGAGCGTGCCGTCCAGGTCGTGCTCAATGTCTGACGGGTCCATGTCGGGCCACTCGTGCGGCTCGCACCCCTCGAAGCCGGCGTCGTTCCGGTCGCGGACGTTAGCCCCGAGTTGCTTGACGAACACAGCAACCCCGGCGCGCTGGCACTGGCGGACGAGTGAACGAATGTCGGGCGTCCAGCAGGGGCGCGAGCGCGGACCGGACTCGCCTCCAATAATTATGAGATCTAGGCGGCGGATAGTTTCTAAGCCAGGGGCGAAATGGCCGCGCACCAAAAATCCGGCTCCAATATCAAGCACATTTCGCGATACCGCCCACTGCAGATCCACTGGCCCAAGCAGCGGTTCACATGACAGAAACCGCACCGCAGCAGGCGTCGCCAGCAGATGCGGAATGCGCTCATCGGCACGTTGCTGATCCTCGACACTTGTGCCCAGCCACACGTTCGGCAGAGGCCACGTAGGGTAATCGAATGAGATCGCGCGGATATCGACATCGCGTCGCTGATGCAGAATTTCGGCGATCACGTCGTTCAAAGCCATGAAGCCTGCGCGCGAGCCGATGTAATCTCGCATCCGTTCCGGTCGTTTTGTCAGCACCTGAAACGTGTGCTGTGGACATAGCGCCATGACTGCGAAAGCGCGGTCGATCCACTCATCCTCGACGCCCTCTGCGAAAAGGTCCGCCATGCTGTCAACGAAGATGCGGCGCGGCTTCCGCCAATGCAGCGGGAGCGTCAGCATCTCGGGGATCAGCGCCAGCTTGCCGGTCCACGCGCCGCCATATTTCGTTCGCTTGGCGAAGCCATGGTACGGCTGGCCGGGGTCTGAAAACCTCGCGGCCATCTTCTCGGCGTAGCAGCCGCCTTCGTGGTTCGCGCCTCCGCAGCCGGGCGAGACGCGCGAGCATCCGCGCACCGGGTTCCAAGTGAAGTCTGTCCATTCGATTTTACTCGCGGTCATTGCATGATCCTGTGCCACTTGCCGTGCGAGATAGGCTCCGCAAGACCTTCGGCTCGTAGCTTGGTCAATCCCGACTTGATTGCGGCGCGCGTTGTCCCGACCGCCGCCTGTAGGGCGGCGATTGTGAGGCATCCACTCGTGGCCCCGAGAGCATTGATGATGGCGTCCATAGTCGGGCGCGGCTGGACATTGTGGCCCGACACATAAGCCTTGGGGCGCCCAGTCGCGTCGTACTTCAAGAATTTCCTTCCGCACCCGCACAAACAGACAATTTCAGGATTTTCCTCGCCGGGATCACGCAACTTGCTACCGGGCTTGCGGTGTCGCTTGCGATGCTCTGCGCTCGTAAGCGCCTCCAAGTTATCCGGTGCATTGTTTGACCTTACCTCGTCGTCATGATGCACATGCTTAGCCGTCACTTGCTGCCCTGCCGCCGCCGCCTTCAACCGATGCTCGTAGGCATAACCCCGACAGTCGGCCAGCGGATGATCTTTGCCGACTCGAATAAGAACGTACCCGCGCGGCTCAACCACCCTGCCGCCTTTCCAATTCGGGTTTAGTGGGCCTCTTTGCGACTTTCCCATACGCGCCGGTCTCCAACCACCTAAGCAGCCGCAGGTAATTCTCTACAGTCGGCGGCTTCCCGTTCGATACTCCGAACACCGTCACGTGGTCAACACCTGTTTTTACCTGGACCTCTCGGAATGACTCGCCCCTCTTTCGCATCGTGCGTAGGACGCGGCTACCGAACGCTGCGGCGTCGAATAACGGCTTACCCTCACCCATCCGCCCGCTCCTTCTCGGATGCAGGCGCGGCGGGGAGTAAGCGCGAGAGCGCCGTCTTCCCGACCGCGATCCAAGCCTCAGCCGGGTCGCGCGTCCGCGCCCATTGCAGGTTCCACAACACCATGCAGATGATGTGGATGTCTTCCGGGTCGGTGCTAGACTCGGGATTATCCTCAAAATAGCAGAGTTCTTCGAAGCGGCAGTGATCAGTCGGCCGCCCGGCCAGAGTAATGCCGCATTCTGCGCAGCGCGGGATCGTGTCGTAATTGCCGCCAGAATCGAGTGGGATAACTTCGCAAATCAGAGTCCCTGGGGTGTAAAGGTTCATGCGCTCGG